ATTTATAAGGCTCATAGCAAAACATGATTTACCTGTATTTGGTGGTCCACACAGTACCAAACAATTATGTTTAGGCGTGCCTTGTAAAAATAATTTAAAATAACTTAAAAATGAAATGAAGTCGACCCCTTGATATCGTAAAAATTGCACAATGGGTTTCCAATCACCCCCTTCATCTACTTTACTACATATATGCTTTATCCACTGGCACATATTCATTTGCTGTTGCTGTGCCCTTTTATAATGTCTACACATTATTCCACAATCCTTTACATATTTTGCTTGCATATTACTTTTTAAAAATGCTTGTGCATTACTATCTATGTCTGCTAGTTGTGCATATAAAAAGGCAATTTGGCTATCATCTGTTACGTCATTATCAAATGCCCACTGTACCATTTTAGACAATTCAAATTGATTGTCTTGTAAACTGTGTTGCAATTGTGTCTGTCTTTGTATCCATTCTGGTGTTTCCCCATACACCTCACTAATATTTGACATTGCTGTTTTATAAAAATATAATGCCACAGCAGGACTTCGTAGTTTTGGTGGTTGAATTAACATTTGCTCTTGTGGTACATTTAAAATTGAGCTTAGCGATTTTGTAATTGTTTTTCTGTTTTTTCCACATATATATCTAATTAGCATCATTACAATTACCCCCCATGAACATGTTAGGCATTGCATATGATAGTACACACATTGTGGTTTTAGTATAGTTTTTAACGCTTCTGCTAATGTTTCATTAACACCAAATATTGCACATATCCAATCGTTACAACATGTACTATCGCTTTTAAATGTTCGCACCAACTCTGTATATGGCACTCCATACACTTCTTTAAATTTAAAATGTAATCTTCCTTGTACGTTACTACTTTTAAATAGTTCCTGCAATTGGTGTGTTGGTGTTTCCATATTTGTATCTATATCCATATTTACCACCGAGTGCTCACTACAGTTACTGTTTTGCGAGCCTCCATTTTGTGAGCTCCCGCACCCATTTCCCTTTTCGTATTCTACCTGTTGTGATGTTTCCAATGTTTCCAATGTATTGCCATACCCGCTGTCTTCTGATAATATTAGCCTTCGTTTTACTTCCTCCCGGTACACAGTTTGCTGATTACTAATATCACTTAAGGGACTACCTATATACTTTCGTTTTAGTTTTTGCAACGTCTGTGCATCTGCATGTGCTGTTTGTACTTGCAATAATTGTTGAGCTGTCTCCCTGTCTTCCTGTGTATTGTTTATAAGTGTATTGTCTATAAATCCATCTAAATCTGTATCTGTTTCATTCTCCTCCTCGCTTTCATCATCTGATATTGTATCCCCCGTTTTTCTTTCTACAATTGCTTCTACCTGAAACCATCCACAACATCCCGTCCCCTCCCCATTTGTACCTTCAGGTGATGCCATTGCAGTTATTTAGTTGACGCGCAGAGTGGGCACGTTACTGTTAACGCACCCATAAGCAGCTGTTGTACCACACGTAGCTCCTCTTTGGTACTCTGAATGTCCAACTGCACCACAAGCTCACACTTACAACAAGGTACGTGAATTAGGTAACACTTATGTTGTTCAGCTTGTCTAGCTTGCTGTGGCCGCTCCAGCAAATGGTCTATTTCATCCTCATCCTCATCCTCTGAGCTGTCCAATTGCTCATTGCATTGTAGGTCAATTTCAGTTTGCGGTGCAAGTTCTAATATAATCTCTTGCAACGTTGGTGCTTTACCATGCATGGTTATACTGTAGATTCTGTGGCTTGTCTACTGGTATGTCTCCAACACTGCAAACATGACCCGGTCCATGCATATGCTATATAATGAAATCGTCTTTTATGTTCACAGTGCAATTGTTTTTCCTCCGGTGTTAACGGACATTGACATCGGTAGCACCTTATTGATAAATCAGATAACTGTTTTTTAGTTATACCTTCTAATGTTGCCCCATACACTGAATATTTATAGTACCTATATTTTCTAACCTTACTATAAAACAATAAACATACCCTACATACTGCATATGGCCAATTGTTTCTATATACTAATTTTAACTCAATACATGCAAACCTATATAACTCTAAACTTGTAAGTTCCTTTTTGCAGTATACACATGATAATCTAAGATCAAGTAAAGGTATTTGTAATACCTCGCTCAGATGGTGCAGGCTTCGTGGACGTTCCTGTGTATTGCTGAATATGGAATCCATGGATATCTACAGGCACAACAGGCTGCCTTTTATATGTACCGTTTTCGGTCCTAAACCCATTTCGGTTACTCCCAATATAATAAAGTATGATTGAAACTTTCAACAATTAAAAGAAACCTGTTTTAGCACGACCGTAAACGGTTTTGAAAAATGAGTAAGTATATGGTTACATATTTGCAAGACAGATACTTGGCTTATACAATAAGGGCTACACGCCAACAAAATATATTGCAAACACCTGCATAAAAACATATGCCCAACAGCGCCAAAGTATGCAGATAAAAGCATAGTTGGCACAGAAATACTGGTGAGTAATACAGGGTAAGGCAGTGTACATACCTGAATCATACAACAGGAAACGGCAATATGCCAAAGGATTAACTGTTCTGCTGAAAAGTCGTTTTGGGTTTAAATAAGGACAAAAGGCTAGGCAACCGAATTCGGTTGCATGCATAAAATGGCGTACAGCACTAAAATGGAGTTTGGTATGTTACTATAGTGCATACAAACAACCTATTTAATATAACAGTAAACAGTAAGGAACACCACCTAACCTGACACACACTGCCCAAGGATACTACCGCACCTTAGTTTATGCAACCACGCGTAAAAGTAACCATGCATGTTTATTACATACACACAAAACATTACACATACATACAGTCATACATACACATAGCACATACACAATTATAAAATACATAAACATACACAAAAACATACAGTACAAGCACAACCATACAATACATACAACAGACAACACACAACTATCGTTTTTTACGTTTAGCTGGTAAAGAAGAGGAAGAGGTAGGAGCCGCCCGCTTTTTAGAGGCAGATACACTAGCCTTGGGTCTAGGGCCTAGTTGCATTAAAAATTTTCTACCCAAAGGAAACTGATCTAGGTCTGCAGAAAAGCTGTCCTGTAAATTAACCTCCCAAAACTTATATTTAGCCAGGGGATCCTGCTTTTCTGCAGGGGGCTGTTCCCTTTGACATGTAATAGCTGTGCTTTTAATATACCTATATTTATCCTCTAAGCTAGTTGCAACTGGTGGGGACAATCCAATGTTCCAATCGTCTAATAAAGTATTATTCATATTATGCAAATATGCCATAACTTCTGCAGTTAAGGTTATTTTACAAAGTTGAAACACAAACTGTAGTTCATATTCCTCCACATGGCGAAGGTATTGATTGATTTCACGTGCATCATATTTAGTTAATGTGCTTTTAGCTGCATTAATAGTCATGTTGGTACTTCTGGTAGTATCCACAACAGTAACAAATACCTGATTACCCCAGCATATGCCATTATTATGGCCCTGTGCACGTTGCAACCAATAAGGTTTATTAAATAATTGGGCCTCAGAGGTAATCATGGACCCACTAGGAGTAGCAACATATACAGAACTGGGAGGAGGGTCCCTGCCATTGCCACCCTTCCAATACAAATCTGTAGGAATGGCTTCCCCAACATTACCTGCCCTATTAAAGTAATGTCTGGCAAACAATTGTTCCCTGCGTAAGTAAAACCACATAGAATCCCCATAGGCATCTGCAGACATCTTTAGATAATCAGGATATTTACATGTAGATTGTACAATGTCCAATGGCACCTCAGCCTTTGATTCCTGTAATTGCTTAAAGTCCATTGCACCAAACCCGGTGTCCACCATGTCACCGTCCTCTATTGGGGTATTAACTAATGCCAAAGGTGGACAATCCCCTGTATTGACTGGTGTAGACTTACACACCGCGCCCTTAGTCCAATGTTCACCTAATGCTGGCGCACATCCCACAATACATAACTGGGTTTGTTTACAATCAACAGATATATTGTCCCGGTTATCTTCTGCAACATTATTACTTGCTAAATTAGAGACTTCAGTGTCATCCAGCCTATTAAATAATGGATGACCACTTAACCCAGCACCTAAAGGTTGACCTCGGCCTACCTCCAAACCTACACAGGCCCATACCAAACGTTCCTGGTCAGGATTATAGAAAGATGGATCAGGAAGGCCAAACTTATTAGGATCAGGCAACCGTACCCTAAACACTCTATACTGATATGCACTAACTTTAGGGATGTTTGTTTTGGTACCAGATTTAGAAACAGAGTAATAAGGATGGCCAACAGCAAGCAACCTAGAGCTACCTGCATGATAAAATATACTGGTACGTTTTACATATGTATCCGTTGCCACAACCTTTGAAACAGGTGTTGGAGGTAGGTACACCTTATTGTCACTAGGCCGCCACATCGCCATCTGCAAAAAAATAGGGAATACGTTTACGGCGCCTACGTTTAAAAAAATATACAGGCCATAGTGCAAATGTAGCTCCCTGTATATATACATCATGTGTAACATCATAAGGAGACTGAGGTACAAAGGGCCAAGTACTGGGGCCTGTAGGTAAAACTATATCAGGACCAGAATAAAATGGTGTTTCCCAAACATTTCCCAAAGGGGCAGTAACATTAGTTGTGTTACTAGCAAAGGATAATGTAGAAGGTTTAATAGGTAATTGTGCAGAAGGTGTAGCACCAGACTGACGAAATGAAATGGGTGCCTCATCATCAATATTTGCATAAATATCATATAGGCCATCAAATGAATTGTCTGTAGACAATAATGGCTGCATTTCAATTTCATCAGCCTGTGCAATAGGACTTATATCATAATAATAATGCACACGAGCACCTATTTGTGTACCCCTACGTGTTTGCATGGTAGCCTTTTTGCCTAGCCTACTAAAACGCACACCTGTTCTACGTGTAGTAAATGCAGGCCTATGCAATGCAACTATATCCATAAAATCAGGATCAGGAGCCACACCCGAGGGAGAAAAGGTCAACGTTGTGTCAGCACCTTCAAAAACAGGATTATCAGCAGTTATTAATGTTGTGGGGTTGTCCAAAAATGCTGGGTCAGTGACCCTAACCTGCTGAAAAGCCCTACTATACAATCTGGGAGCAGCAAGGCGTCTAAAACCTGGAATAGGGGTACTACTAATAGGTTCGTTGCCAGTACCGTGTATAGCAAATGTTTGCATAGGTATTTCCTCATAGCTATGTATTCCAGATGTAGGAGTGCTAATCAAAATATTACCAGATACCTCTCCAGTTTGTGGAGCCTCAATTACTGGAGGATCAATATATAGTGGGTTTGTTATAGTAGTACTACTTACATGTACAGTACTAGATGTGGGTGTAATATCCAACACAGCAGGTGTGGTTGTAGAAGAGGATGTGACTTCAAAGCCCCCTGACCCAGTAAAATTGGGAACACCAGCCCCTGAGTTAATAACACTAGATTCTTCTACCAGTGTAACAATAGAAGGATCCGTAGGCCCAACTGACTCCACCACAATAGGTGGTCGTGCAGGAGTGACATCAACTATAGTAGAAGGCCTAGAGCCTAAGGGAACATAGCCCGCCCGACCACCCGACCCAGACCCAGTACCAATGCCAAGTCCCCCAAAATATGTAAATAAACTTCCCCATTGTAAAATTCTATCAGCCCATGTTTTTTGCTCTACCTTATTAATAACATCCTCAGGACATGTACCAGATAATTTGCATGTTTTATATAATTGTGTGGCAGATGCGCGTTTGCGTCGTGTGGCACGGTGGGCAACCATAGTAGCAAAAACGTACTACTGTTACAAATGGTTTATTAACCACAAAGCATGAAAATATATACACAGTGTAGGTATATAAAAAAATAGTAAAAACAGTATAAATGTATCAAAAAATGATGTAGCCACAACAAACCAAAATAAAATAATTAGTATAAGACAATTGGTAAACAAAGATGCAGATAGCAAAAGCGGGACAAAATGGCACACACACAGACAAACACAAAAGCAAAGCGCAAACACACAAATTACACAAATATCAATGGTTGCAATATATAGCGATTACACGTTACCTTTTCCAGTGTTACAATAACACATACTATACCAAATACAATTAATGGGTGCAATATATATGCGTAGCAGCAATGTATGGCAATTACACTTCATATGTATCCGTGTTACAATAACACATATGTATATACAATATATACAACACTTTATGGACAACTCATTTGTCCCAAAATAACCTGTACACTAGGTGGTATTTTTACAACATTTAAAAAGGTGTCCCGTTGTGTTTCATCTTTATATAATATTGTAATAATACTACTGTCTTTATTATCTGTACTTGTCCAATGATATGTTGTTGTTACATCTGTAAATAATGTTTTATATTTTTGAAATCTGTATCTACAACACTTTAATCTATTGGCTTCACCTTTTAAATGAATTACAGGTGTAGTCTTATCACCACAGTGGTTGTGTGTGTTGATACGTGCACTTCTACTGTTGGCGTTGTTACTGATGTCTGTGTCTGTTGTGACACGGTGTGCGTAGGACTCTCTGGAGGAGTCAGGTTCTGATTCACTTGCTCTGGGTCGTTTTCCTGGTCTGTGGGATACCGCGGCGTCTTGGGCGCCCACAGAGGTGGAGGCGGTGGTGGTGGTCCTGTGGTTGTTGTATTCGTTAACAGTCTCAACAGGGGGTACGTTGTATCTACAGGTACTAGACACAGAGTCAGGACAATAAATACTCTCGGTTTCCATATGTACTTCCCATATGTTTGTACACCCATATTTTTTGGCCTCCTGTTCAAAGTCTGTGTAATATGTTTTGTGGCCATCATGCATATAATATATGCCTCTGTAATCCACCCCTGATGACACTTTACACCACCCACACTCTCCATTATAATATATAAATTTCCACACCACATATTCCATACAATTATTTTTGTTACCATCAAACCACACTTCTATATGTTGTCCTTCTTTTTTAAAACAGTTTTTGGGCTCCGTGCGCCACAGTTCATCACATGTATCACGTAATGTCCACTCTTCATTTTTATATATTGTGTTACTTATTGCTTCCAGTGCCATTTGTAATTCTATTGCACTACATGCTTTTGCTTTACACACTTGTAAAGAGGGCACCATCTGGTGGTTTAGTACATTAATGTCATTTTCTCTTGCTTTATAATATAATACATATTCATGTCGTACAGCTTTCCAATAGTTTATATGATCTATAATGCATTTACTATCTTTTTCATAACAGTCTAGTATTTTGTTCTGGCACGCATCTAAACGTTGGGATAGAGTCTCCATTGTTTTCTTTGTCCTCGTCGTTATCCAAATTTAATCTGGACCATGTCCTTTCAAAAAAACATTTCCAATTTACATTACTCAATTCATACACAGGATTACCATTGTTATCTAATGGAAATGGATTTTCAAACTTAAACACTGAAATTCTACTGTGTAGATATCTTAATTTTGCATCTTGCATAGGATTTACATTAGTTGTAATAATGACTGGAGGACATTTTATTTGTACTAATTGTTTATGTTTCCTATCTAAACTTATGGGATTCCCATCTAATAAATTTCTTAGATAATCATCTATATATCTCCAACACGTATCTGTTGCATCATCCAGCAAACCTAATTTGGCATTGTCTAGTGGCTGTAACCAAAAGTGGCTTTGTGAATTAACAAATGAAATGACTGACCCTTGGAAAAAATTTATAAGGCTCATAGCAAAACATGATTTACCTGTATTTGGTGGTCCACACAGTACCAAACAATTATGTTTAGGCGTGCCTTGTAAAAATAATTTAAAATAACTTAAAAATGAA